GCGGCGGGAATCGTCAAAATTTAACGCAGGCAGACCAAGCTGCAAAGGCAGCAAAGGCAGCAGCGGTATCGGTTAAAGGTTCACCTGCGGGCGCGAACCGAACAGTTATCCCTGCAACTACTGAAGATGCCGTTAGACAGGCGATGCGCCTTCACGGTTTTTAAATTTTACGAGGATTAAGCAATGGCATTTGCAAACAGCGCGATTAGTGACATTATCGCAACCACCATCGAAAGCCGTACCAAATCGGCTCAAGATAACTTAACAAACAACAACGCGTTATTACTTCGTTTGAAAGAACGCGGTAACGTAAAAACAATCAGCGGTGGCTCAACCATCTTGCAAGAATTGTTTTATAACGACCCTGCAACCAACTATGCGTCAAGCTATAGCGGTTACGAAACTATCAATATTTCACCTGATTCGCCAATCAGTGCTGCGCAATTCAATTTAAAGCATTACGCAGACGCCGTAACCATCTCAGGCCCTGAAATGTTAGCTAACAGCGGCAAAGAAGCAATGATTGAATTGCTTGCTACCCGTGTTGAAATTGCTGAAGCAAGACTTAACAACAAAATCGACATCGATTTACATGGTGACGGTACAGGCAACGCAGGTAAAAACTTAGTTGGTTTAGCGGCTATGATTAGCACTTCACCCTCTACAGGTACTTACGGCGGTATTGACCGCGCTACTTGGACTTTCTGGCGCAATGGCGCGTACACTTCAACTGGTTTGACTTCAGCAGCAGCTACTGCGGCTAACATTCAAAACAGCATGAACACAGTAGCGTTATCAGTTGTTCGTGGTACAGACCATGTTGATTTGATTTATGCAGGCTCAACAGCTTATTCGCTTTACTTAGCGTCTTTGCAAGCAATTCAACGTATTACTGACGACAAATTAGGCGCGGCAGGTTTCTCTGCGTTGAAATTCTACGGCGGCGCTGGCTCGGCTGACGTTGTACTTGGTGGCGGTATTGGTGGTAACCAAACTGCAACTCGTATGGACTTTATTAACACAAAATATGTGTATTTCCGTCCTCACAAAGACCGTAACTTCGTGCCAATCGGCGGTGACCGTCAAGCAGTTAACCAAGACGCGATTGTTCGCTTAATGGGCTTCTCTGGCGCGTTAACCTGTTCTGGTGCGCAATTCAACGCAACATTCAGCACAACCTAGGAGGCACTCATGGCTTATAACATTACAACCCCCTTAGCGGGTTTCCAAGGTATCGCGCTTACTGATACTACTCAAAACCACGCATTAGGTACTATCGTAACTGCGGTAGACCCAACATACGGCGCAGGCGAGTTCATTTATTTGAAAGGCGTTGCATCAACTGTTGTTGGCTCATTAGTCACTTATGATTCATACTTAGCTACAACGACTTTAACACCTGCTACTGGCGGCGTTGGTCAAGTTGCTGTATCGATGTCTGCTAACGTAGCGTCGCAATACGGCTGGTATCAGATTCAAGGTATTGCGGCAGTTAAAGCGCCTAACGCTATGACTGTTGGCGCTGATGTATTTATGCTAGCGGCAACTCCGGGCAGTGTTGACGATGCTCAAGTAAACGGTGAGCAAATCTTAAGTGCTAAAGTATCTACCACAACAGGTACACCTAGCTCTGGCTTGGCGTTGATTCAAATCAACCGTCCATTCCACCAAGGTCAAGTAGTATAATTTTTAAGGCGGTAAGCTAGACGGCTTACCGCCAACTAACTAGGATTAAATATGAGCGAACAACTTTCTTATGTCGGCGATACCGGCGGCGATGCTTACTTAGACGTTTCATTCTACATTGGAACGCACGATGGGCAAGAATACGACTTTATCCGAATCAATGTACCCGGCGATAAATCACTGTCAATTGACACGATTGCCGACGATAACCACAAAGCCCGTTTTGCACGGCAATGGCAAGCCTATAAAGGCTTAAAAGATATTAAAGGTACGCCAATGGAGGAATGGCCAGAAATTGCCGAAACACTCCGCATTGAGCTAGCCTACCAAGGGTTTAGATATATTGAACAAGTTGCTGGCGCACCTGACGCGGCGTTTATCCGTATTATGGGCGGCACACAACTTCGCAATAAAGCACAGGCCTTTTTAAATCGTGGTAAAATAGACGCAGACGAGCTTATTAAAGCGCAATCTGACCAAATTGCAGAGCTTCAAGCGCAAATGAAAATTTTGATGGACGCACAACCACCTGAAGTCAAAAGAGTTAGAACCGTTAAGGAATAAAACGCATGGCAAACCTACTTACGAATGTTCAAGATGTCTGTTTAGAAATAGGTTTGCCTGTCCCCACGCAAGTGGCGACATCAACAGACCCTCAAGTGCTTCAAATTCAAGCGCTGATGAACCGTACAGGCGACACGTTATCCACTGAGCGTGACTGGCAAGCCTTAGCAGCGGAGTACCGTTTTGAAACGGTTTACTATCAATATACGGGCGATGTTACTGAAGGCTCAACAACCATCACTAATTTGTCGTCAGTAACAGGGTTATCAACTGATTTTATGGCTATTGGCGAAGGACTGTCACAAGACACTTTTGTCACTTTTGTTGGTACAACAACGGCTACAACTTCTATTCCTGCTACTGCCACTGCAACAGGGATTACCATTACGTTTAGCCAAGCTAAGTATGCAATGCCTAGCGACTATGCGCGGATGGTAGACAAGACCCAATACAACAAATCAAACCGCTGGTCGATTATCGGACCTAAAGACGCACAAGAGTGGCAATGGCTTAAAGCAAGCTATGTCACGACAGGCCCTCGTATGCGCTTTAGAATGATGGGTAACAAGTTCACTATCTGGCCTGCGCCTACCGCAGTGCTAGTAATGGGTTTTGAATACGTTTCTAACGCATGGGTTGTAGCGGCTGATGGAACACCTAAGTCACGTTTAACGGTTGATACAGATACAACGCTATTCCCAGACCGCGTAATGGTGCTAGGAACAAAGCTCAAATTGTTTGAAATTAAAGGCTTTGACACCACCGCAGTGCTTCAGGATTACACCCGTGAGCTGGAGAAATGGAAAGCAGCAGAGAGCGGCGCAGATACGCTGTCCCTCGCGCCACGCTATCCAAATATACTACTCACCCAGAACAATATACCGGATACGGGTTATGGGAACACTACATCGTAAAGATATAGCTTTTCATATCCTTTCATGTATAATACGCTCTCTTTTAACAAAACGGGAGTATTATCATGGCAAGACCAAAACTAGGCGTCACTTTTTGGGACAGAGTTAACGAAAACACTGTTATAGAAGCTAACGGATGTCATTTGTTTAACGGGCATAGAAACGATGATGGGTACGCAAGAATTTCAAAAGATGGTAAGCTAGTCTTTGTCCATCGAGAAATTTTTAAAAAACACAATCCTGAAGTCGAGATAACTGGCGTGGTAATGCACACTTGCGACACGCCAAACTGTATAAACCCTAAACATCTACGGCACGGGACACAAGCCGACAATGTTAAAGATATGAAAGTTAAAGGTAGAGGCAACTATTTAACGGGAAGTGCGCAATCACAAGCTAAGCTAACCGAAGCAGATGTTGTCATCATTAAGCAAAAATTGGAGATAGGTGTGACTAGCGCAAGATTAGCAAGAGATTTTAATGTTAGTGAAGCAGCAATTCAAAACATTAAAAAAGGGCGCCGCTGGACACACGTTAAATAGGTAACTAAATGCTACGACCTAAACGCCAAACTTCAGGAACCGTTACTGTCACCGCGCCAATTGGCGGGTGGAACGCGGTTAATCAATTAGCCACGATGTCACCTAATGAAGCGGTTATCATCGACAACTGGTTTTGCTTGCCTACTGAATTACAGTCCCGCAAAGGCTACACATTGTGGTCAAGTGGTATAGCAGGTGATATTGAATCGTTTATCACATATGACGGTCAAGACGGCGTTTCGCGTGTCTTTGCGGTAGCTGACGACGCTGGCGATTGCAGTGTGTGGAACGTAACGGCGCAAACGCCTACCGCGCCAACTGAAGTGGTTACAGGTCTTACTAACGCTCGGTGGTATTTTGGTCAAGTATCTACGTCAGGCGGCACATTTACGCTTGCCGTAAATGGCGAAGATTATATGCTTCTCTATAACGGCACAACATGGCAACAAGTGACGGGCGTATCAACGCCTTACGCTATTACAGGCGTTGATACTAGCCTTCTTGTTGGCGTTTTAGTGCATCACCGCCGCGCATGGTTTGTCCAAAAAGACAGCATGAAATGTTGGTATTTAGCCACTGATGCCATTGCTGGCGCAGCCACATCTTTTGACTTCGCGCCATTGTTTATCAATGGGGGTAGTATCGCTAAGATTGAAACATGGACGCTGGACGCTGGTAACGGTATGGATGACTATTTTGTCGTCATTACTTCGGTAGGCGAGATTGCGGTTTATAGCGGCACAAACCCCGCGTCAGCCGATACATGGTCACTTAATGGCGTGTATTATGGTGGTTCACCCGTAGGGCGCAGTTGCACAATTAAATACGGCGGCGACGTACTGCTACTAAATAAAGACGGTTTAGTCCCTTTGTCGCAGTGGCTAATGTCTAGCCGTGTTAACGTCAAAACGTCTATTACAAACAAAATACAAAAACGTATTACTGATGCAACCGTAGCCTATGCGGCAAATTACGGCTGGCAAGTTGTATTAAGCCCCCCTAACAATATGCTGTTTATTAACGTGCCGGTCAGTTCAACGCAGTTTGACCAATACGTCATGAACACCATTAGCGGGTCATGGTCACGCTTTACAGGTGTTAATGCGACCTGTTGGGCGTTTGTTAACAACGTAATGTATTTCGGGCAAGGTGGCAAAGTCTTTAAGTTTTGGGATGGACCAACTGACGATGGTGAGGTCATCAATACCGACCTGCTACCTGCTTTTTCTGCGTTTGGCAGTCAAAGTCAAATTAAGCGTTGGACGATGGCTAAAGTGTCAATGGGCTACGACTATGCGTTTGCGTTTTCCGGTCAGATTAACCTTAATTTTGATTTAGATTCTCAACCACCACAACCATACAACCTTCTTGCTACTAACGCAGGTGTTTGGGATTCTGGCACTTGGGATAACGTACAATGGGGCGGAAATATTCAACCTTTCTCTCGTTGGCAAATGGCGTCGGGCATGGGCTATTACGGCACGTTTAGAATCAGAACATCAAGCAAAACGTCCGACATACGCTATTATGCAACGGACTATGTATTTGAAGGCGGGGGCGTACTATAATGACTGCACATTTTATAGTTTCTTCAATAAGAGAGAAATAATGACAGAAAAAAAATATGACGCCGTCCCACCTTGGGGTGTCCCAACGCATGAAAAAATGCTTGAGGTAATGGCGGGAAATGCGGACGCCGCTAGAATGATGTGTTCAATTGGCGAATGGTCGCATATATACGACGATTTAATCGATAAAGATAAAGAAGTTACAGACGATAAAATTCATTGGGTTATGTGGGAGCTTTTAGTTTCGCTACAGTTAAACCCGTTTTACACTGCTCATAGCGCGTATTTAACTCCTCTCATAATGAGCGGAATATTAAATTGGATAGCGGCTAATGAAATTGAAAAAGTAGGTTGTTTAGAAGAACTTAGAATAGCACATAGCATCCGGTATTCAATTTGTGATGTTGGCATGGTTGCTATGCTATTAGCGGGTGGCTTAGACCACGCTAAAAGATACGCCCGTTTAGCTCGACTTTCTTTTCAATGCGACACTTGGGCGCATTACAAATCAGAACATTTTAAAGGATAATTTTATGTGTGAAACCGCAGGTGACCCACCCAAACCAGCAGACGTCGCAGGTGCCGCGGCAGCCACTGCGTCAGGCAATCAAAACGCGTCGTTGGCTGCACAAAAAGCCAACATGACAAACCAAGCAGGCCCAACTCAGTATAAATTAGACCCTGTTACCGGCGCGCAAATATTAGACGCTAATGGTAAGCCTATATCCTTAGATTACACAGGCGTAAACTATAATTTGCCAAAAAGCGTTGAAGCAGACGAATATGGCAATATGCCTTTTGACCAATCTAAACTTACGCCCGCTCAAAAAGCAGAGTATCTTGCTAGCGGGAAGCTACCTGAAAAATTTAATGTAACGTACCTACCCCAGCAATATACGCAGCAATCTGTCTTAGGAGGAAATGACCGGACGCTTTATGACCAGAGTCAAGCTGCGCAATTAGGTTTGTCTGAAATAGGTTTGAAAGGTCTTGACCAAGTACGCGCAGCTACAGACCCTACCGACCCTAGGTATAAAAAAATAGACCCTACCCTTAGTATTGTAGGAGGGCCTAAAAGCACTACTGATTTTATGGGAGGGCCTAAAAGCACTACTGCTTTTATGACGTCAAATTTGCCTATAGGGTCTATTTCAAGCTCTGTAGCAGGCGCAGGGGCTATAAAAACTGCGCCGGCGACAAACGAAAGCGCGTTAACGTCTATAACAAACAATCAAGATAAAATACTAACGACTTCTGGTGCTACGGAAAAAGCGTCTGGGCTAGGGGCAACAAGTAATAATGCCGATAAGCTAACAACGTCGTTAGACCTTAACCCCAGTCTGCTTACGAAAGGTACAACTGATGCACTATACGAAGCTAATAGGCAGTACCTAGACCCGCAATTTGCGCAAGCTCAGTCAAAACTTGAGAGCCAATTGGCTAACCAAGGCATTACGCGAGGAAGCGAAGCATATAACAATGCGATGCTTAACTTTAACAATCAAAAGCAACAAGCGTACACGGACGCAAGAAATCAAGCGATTGGGCAAGGCACAGCAGCGGCGCAAGGTATGTTTGGCATGGGGCTTCAGAGCGCTCAGTTTGGCAATACCGCTTTAGGTCAACAATTTGGGCAGAATGTCACCGCCCAGCAACTTACTAACGCCTCCGCGCAACAAAACAACCAAAATGCGCAAGTTAATATGGGGCTTACTAACCAAGCGTATGGGCAACAATTTGGACAAAACTTGCAGGCGGGTCAATTTGGAAATGCCGGCGTAGCGCAAAACAATCAACAAGCAATAAACGTAGGTAATTTTGCTAACGCCGCGCAAGCGCAACAATACGGACAAAATCTATCCAACCTGCAAGCGGCAAACACCGCTGAAACGCAAGCGTTTGGAATGAATTTGGAAAACGCCAATTTAAAAAATCAAGTTAAGGACACGGAGTTTAACCAAAACTTGCGAAGTAATCAGCTAACCAATCAAGTTAAGGACACGGTGTTTAACCAAAACTTGCAAAGTAATCAGCTAACCAACCAAGCCAGTAACCAACAGCTTGCACAGAATCAAGCGATACAGCAAAACCCAATCAATATTTTAAATGCTGTAAGGACAGGCTCTCAACTTAACACCGCTAATCTTCCACAGGTAGGCACATCACAGCCGGGACAAGCTGCAAACTGGCAAGGCGCGGATTTTCTTGGCGCAGCACAGGCGCAAAACCAATATAATCAAGGTATATATAACGCTAAATCAGCATCGGCTGCGGCAACCAATAGCGCAATTATCGGCGCTGGCGGAGCGTTATTATCCTCTGATAGAAGGCTTAAAAAGAACATTAAGCGTATTGGTACGCACGTTCTTGGCATCGGTCTTTACACATGGGATTACTTGTGGGGGCAACCGTTCTCAGGCGTTATGGCGGACGAAGTGGAACAAGTTATGCCAGAAGCTGTTGTTATGCACCCAAGTGGGTTTAAAATGGTTAATTATGAAATGCTGGGGTTAATGTAATGATGCTAGGTGAACAACAACAACAGGCGCTTGCGCAAGCGCTTAGAAATCAACCTTCTTCCGCATACACAATAGCGGCGCCTTCTGCGCAAGATATACTCGCTATGGGTAAAGTTGTAAACTCTCAAGTCAAAAATCTTAAAGATGCGGGCAAAAGCGATGCACAGCAATACGCTGATGAATTTGGCGGGTACGACGTTGATTTTGCCGCGCAACAAGCTAAAACGCCCGACCAAGGCAGTGTATGGCAAGGCCTACAAAACAAAGGTGCAGCGGGAATAGAAAAATTTAAATCGTTAGCGGGGATGTTTGGAGGCGCAGGTGGCTAGTTTATATGATGAAAAAGTGCTTGGTGCTAAAGAGCGTATAGCTTTAGCTCGTAAACTACAAGAGCAAAGCGGCGACCAATCGCCGGGACAAATGGTTAGCGGTTGGTACGTCCCTAACTACGCGCCTGCTATCACAGGCGCGGTTAAAGGTATTGTAGGCGGCTTTAAAGAACGTCAAGCGCAAGAAGATTTGGATAAGGCAGAGCGTGAAAAAACCGCCGCAACCATTAGAGGGTTAAATTCTATGGGAATGGAAGCACCGCCAGAACTGGCGTTGCAAGCTGGGACGCCAGAGCAAAAACCATCTTGGTGGGATAAAACTTCTGCTTTTGTTACAGGAGGTGAACAACCTCAATCAGTCCCTGCGCAACCTATGGCTCAAAATGTAGCTAAAAACGTGTCGTCTGAAGACTTAGACCGTCAATCATTAGCAATGGCTGTTGTTAACCCTGAAGTTGGTGCTATGGCGCAGACTATAGGTAACAACCAAGCTAATAGAGAATCACGAAGAATAGCTGCGCAAGAGTCGGCAGAACTTAAACGAATGTTGTTTTTGCTAGCTGAGCAAGGTAAAAATACTCGGCAAGATAAAAATATTAATTTTCAAGGCGAGCAAGGCGATTTAAACCGTCAAAATCGAATTGATATACACATGATACCTTCGCCTAATAGCGGTGGTAGTGAACAAAACCCTTATTCATCTGCTGGCGTAGACCCGCACACCGGTAAGCAAACCCTTTTGAATTGGAAAACAGGGCAGTATTTTACGCAGGGTGTTAACGGAAAACTTATTCCTTTGGGAGGAGGCGCGCCTACTGGTGTACCCCAACCTCCACCTACTGGTGTACCCCAACCTCCACCTACTGGAGTACCTCAACCTAACGGTGCTATGGGAGGGCCTTCTAAGCCTTCGCAATTTTCACCGCAAAGAGATGCTATTTTTACTCAACTACTAAGTAACGAGATGAACGGCATACGCCCTCGTCTTGGCACTAAAGACCAACTCGCGTATCAAGAATGGCAGGCAGAGAAAGGCATTAACCCTAATGACATAGTAGGGGGAACTGCCGATGCAAAAAGTAAAGTGAAAACGGCTTTAGACTTTTCTACGCCAGGAAATTCTGGCAAAAATATAATGCGTATTGGAACTGCTGTGCAACATATTGACGTGCTAAAAGACGCGTATAAAGCGTTAGAAAACGGGGATATTCCCGCCGCTAACAGCATATTTAATAGAATAGCGCAAGAAAGAGGACAAGCGCCGCAAGCATCTTTTGGTGCTACGGCGCAAATGGTAGCACCAGAAATCGCGGCGGCGGTATTAGCCGCAGGCGGCGCGTCCGCATTGGGTGACCGTCAAGATTATAAAGCGTTGCTTAACGGCAATATCTCCCCCGCGCAATTTAAAGGCTTAGTACAATCGTTTGATAGCTTGTTTGGTGGTCGAGTTAAAACGCTTGCAAGTGAGTATAAATTAGGTACAGGAAAAGAATTTAACTACGCAGGGCATAATCTTTCAAGATTTGCACCTAAAGAAGAAACGCCCGCAGGCACACCTCCGCCAGCAGGACAAGGTGGGTTTACAATACGATTAAAGGGGCAATAAATGGCAACGTATATAGCTACCGCGCCTGATGGCAAAGAGTATGAAATAGACGCGCCTGAAGGCGCAACGCAAGAGCAGGCGCTTGACTATTTTAAATCTAATTGGAAGCCCCAAGAACAACCCCAAGCACCTAAAGAAGAAGTTACACTTAAACGATTTATGGAACACCCGTTAGACACGCTTGCATCGGCAGCAGTTAAAACCCCTGCTGAGTATGTTGAGCGCGGGATTATGGCGCCATTAAATATAAGTCATGGCGCTCGTCAAGGCGTATCTAATATCGGCGTCAACGCCGCAGAGCTTGCTAACGCCATTTCGCCCGAAAAAGCCGCAGAATATAAATCTGCGGTTCAGCAAAAACTCCAAGAGTACGGCGCTGACCCTCAAAGTGCAGCGTTCAAAACAGGCGAGTTTGCCGGCGAAACGCTACCTTTGATGGGGCTTGGCGGCGCAGCAGGCGCTGGCGCTAGAATGGCAAAGCTGCCTGAAAATGTCGCTGCTGCTGCCGAATCATTTGGACTTAGTACAGGCCCGTCTAAAACCTATCTTAAAGACTATGTGGCTAAAGTGGGCGCTGGCGCGTTAATGAATACTGCGGGGGGTCAGCTACTAGACCCTAATAGCTCTGCTATGGGTAATGCTGGATTCGGTGCATTGGCAGGCGCAACATCGGGCGTTTTAGCACCTGTTGCTCGTGGCGTAGCAATGCTAGGTAAACCTTTATATGAGTCTGGAAGACAAGCTATTTTAGACGCTAAAATTTTAGAAAGTTTACGCGGCACTAAACCACCTGAAGCGGTTGAAAAATTACGCGGCGGCATGTCGCCAGAGCAACTTGCAGTGGATATTCAATCCCCAGACCTTGCAGCAAATATTCAATCGTCAGAAATTAACAAAGCGACAGCACCTGAGTGGTCAGCTAAACGTAAGGCTGAAGAAGAAGCCTTAGCGTCAAGAGTTAATCAAGCGCAAAGCTCGCTCAATGCACTGCACCACGGTGAATTGCCCAATAGCAATGTAAGCGCTAACGCACCATATCAAAACGTGCGAGATGCGCAAATTGCGCAAGCAGGTGGGCTTGAAAATACTAAAGCGGCGCGTACAGCAGAGCTATTGCGTCAAGCCGAAACACAACAGGTGGGGCTTGAAGAAGCTAAACAAGGCGTAATTAGCGCGGTAGCGCAACCTGCTCAACGTGATGTTGGGTTAGCTCTTGCGGGCAAGAAAGTAGAATTAGAACAAGCGGCGCGCGTAGAACCAAGCAAACAATACACCGCAGCTTACGAGCAAGCGCCACAAAAGTTTAGTTTTGAGCCTTTATTAACTGCTGCCGGCGACATTAAAAATAGCATCTCTACGGAAATTGACCGTAATGTTGCCCCTAAGGTTCACGAAATTTTAAAAGCGCTTAAAGGTAAAGAAAACGACGTACCTGAAATTCTAGGCGCTAATGGTAAACCGCTTAACCCTAAGGCAGGTGATTTGCCGTTTGAAGGAACGCTAAAAGATGCGCATGATTTGCGGTCTGCCATATTAGCCGACCTTAGAGATATAAACAAATCAACTGATTCACGCGCAAACTTAACAAAGCGCAATTTAGAAAAACTAGAAGCGGGGATTAACCAAACCATAGCGCAAGGCGTACCTGAAAGTGCAGGTGAAACTTTTACTGGTGCAAATAAGCTATTTAGAGAGTCCGTTGCCGCGCCATATATGGAAGGTATGGCTAAGAAACTTACCGTAGAAAATACGCTTTCTCGCCCTAGCTTAAGCCCGTCGGAAGTAACCGAAAAAGCACTCCACCCTGACCACGCGATAGATTTTGTTAACGCTTTTGGCAGTGACCTTAAAGCCATGCAAACTATTGAAGAAGGTATCGAAGGTAAGTTTAAAAACGCGCTAAAGAAAGGTAGCCAAGCAGGCGCAGACTTTATAGAAAAACACAGTGAAGCGCTAGATACTTTAGATTCTGCACCTGCTAGTTTGTTTCTTAAAGACCGGTTAAGCAATTTTGTTCGTTATTTTGGTGACGTTGAAGCTAAACAAGCCGCGCTTGGTGAGCAAGTTAAAGCGATTCCTAAAGTGGTTGATGAATCGGTTGCTAATCAGCAACGCATTATTAGCAAATCGGCTAAAGACCTAAGCGGCGTATCTGACGCAGAGAATTTAGCTAAAGTAGCCGTTAGTGGTGATGCTCGTTTGATGGGGCGCATACTGCACAAGCTAACACCTGAAGCTAAACCTGAATTGGCAAACCAAGTGATTAGTAACGCATTTGAGCCTATCACAGCAGGCGCTGAAAATGCAGGTGCTAAGACAGTTAAAGCGCTGGAAAATTCACGCATAGCGACGCTATTAAAAGCGACTTACGGTAAAGAAGAAGGCGCGGCTAAACTGGCTGACTTTAAAGAAACCGCAAATATTCAGTCAATGCTTGAAAAGGTTAAAAAAGAAGCGCCAAATCATCCGTATGATACAGCGCAAGCGCTGGACAATTTGACTGAAGGTAAACCGGCGCTAAAACGTACAATAGAAAAAATTATGTCTGTGCTTAATGACCAAGAACAATTTGAAGCACTTGCTATGACAGGCCGTCGGATAGGCGAAAACACAAAGAAAATGGCATCTGAAGCAACGCCTCATACGCCGTATCAATTGACAACGGAAGGTGCAACGCTTAGATGGATTCATGGTTTGGTAACTAAACAAGCTGACAAAGCTATCGCAGAAAAGTTATCTAGGGAGCTTATGTCATCCGAAGCGTTTGCTAACGCTATTGAACGGGCGCAATCTCGTTTGCCTTATGACGAGCGAAACCTTAGAATAGGCGCAGGCGGTTTAGCTGGGCAAAGTCTTTCAGCGCTGCAATCACGCACATCTTATAGTGGAGAAAAATAATGGCTTTTAACGGCTCAGGAACATACACTTTGCCTGCTGGCAACCCCGTTGTCACCGGAACAACGATTTCATCATCAACGACAAATACAACCAACAGTGACATCGCAACAGCGCTGACAAACTGCATCACTCGTGATGGTCAGTCTACGCCGTCCGCTAACTTGCCAATGAACGCAAAGAAACTCACAGGGCTTGCCGCCGGTACCGTTCCGGGCGATTCCGTGCGATATGAGCAAGTGGTGCTTACGTCAGCTTTAGGGACAAACGTAGCCACATTCCTTGCTACGCCATCAAGTGCTAATTTAGCTGCGGCGTTAACGGACGAAACTGGAAGCGGCGCGGCAGTATTTGCAACATCACCTACGCTTGTCACGCCCGTGCTTGGTACACCTTCTAGCGGTACGTTGACTAGCTGCACAGGGCTACCTTTGACAACGGGTGTCACAGGTACATTACCTGTTACTAATGGTGGCACAGGTGTAACAACATCTACAGGTAGCGGAAATAACGTGCTATCCACTTCACCTACGCTTGTCACGCCCGTGCTTGGTACACCTTCTAGTGGCAACCTTTCATCTTGTACGGTGGACGGGACTGACGCAGTAGGGTTTAGAAATATCCCTGTTAATAGTAAAAGCGCAGCTTACACAGCCGTTTTAGCGGATAGTGGCAAATGTATTTTACACCCCTCAACAGACGCTAACGCGCGGACGTTTACTATCCCTGCTAATGGTTCAGTAGCTTATCCAATCGGTACAGCAATTTCTTTCGTTAATATGGCTTCTCAAGTAGTCAGTATTGCTATCACAACAGACACGATGTATCTAGCTGGTACAGGCACGACCGGCACACGCTCACTGGCACAATACGGTACAGCGACAGCACTTAAAATGACATCGACTACTTGGATTATATCTGGTGCGGGGTTGACCTAATGAGCGGGATTCAACAAATGTTAACAGGTGGTACATATAAACCTGCGCCTCCAACAACGATAGGGCAAGCCTACGGTGGAGGTTTTTACGCTGGTAAAATAGCAGTTGGTGGCGGAGGTGTTGCTACGCATTATTTAATTGTTGCGCCTAAAGCATCTGGTGAAAATTCAAGTAGAACATGGGGAACGAATGGTGATACAACAGGTTTTACATCGGTAATCGACGGCCCAACAAATTCAGCAGGAGAAGCCGCGCTTGGTACAGCATATCAAGCGGCTACTTTTTGCGAAGGTTTAACAATAGGTGGATATGGTGATTGGTATTTACCGGCTAAAAATGAACTTGAAGTTTTGTATTATTTTTTAAAACCTACGACAACTGCTAATGACACAGGCTCTGGCTCAAATGCTAATGCAGTATCACCAGAATCGGTAAGCACCAACTACACTAGCGGCTCGCCTGCTCAAACCAGTGCAGGTATTGGTTTTAGAACTGGTGAAACGGATGCGTTTGACTCTGCCGACTATTGGTCTTCGACTGAGTACATTTCTGGCTACGCATGGGGACAGGTCTTCACTAATGGGTATCAGCGCAACTACGGTAAGAACACTAGTAACTATGTCAGAGCTGTTCGGAGAATCGCTGTGTAAACAGCGTCAATCAATAAAATAGGATATAAAATGTACATACAACTAACAAACATTGACGCGGACACAGGTATTCTTTGCACAGAAGCACCCATGCGCACAGGACCTGTATTACCAGAAGTAAAAGGTTTTCAGTACAGCTTTGCTAAGGAATCAGTTTATCCAATCGATACAAACGCTGACGGCTCTTATGCTGAAATGCCGCTGTACTATGGAACGTGTGACGATGACGCAGACACATCATTAACTGGTGTTGTCAAAGTGCTTTCAGAAGTTGAATTTAACGCAGATAAACAAGCAGAGCATCAAGCTAGAAAACCTTATCCATCATGGGTAGGGGATATTAATACCATGTCATGGCAAGCCCCCGTACCCTATCCGCAAGACGACAAACAGTATTACTGGGACGAACCAACAATGTCTTGGGTTGAGGTTGCTTAATGGAACATTTCATATCGTTATTATTCCTTGCAAGAGATGTTGCCCACCGTGAGCATCTACGCACCAGAAGTTTTGCAGCGCACATGGCGCTTAACGACTTTTATCATGAGATTATTGAACAGGCAGACGGCTTAGTTGAGGCGTATCAAGGCAGTTATCAGCTGTTAAAAGATTTAGAAATAATCGGCAGTAAAAATGTTGATAATATTGAAGACTTCTTAAAGAAACAAGTGACATGGATTGACGAAAACCGCTATAAAGTCTGCGGTAAAGATGACACGCCAATTCAAAACCTAATTGACGGCATTATGGAAACTTATTTCACCGTGCTTTATAAACTTAGATTTTTAAAGTGAGGTCGAGATGCCTGACGAAGCCTGCCGTTTAGCTAAAGTAGAACAGCGCATTGATGCGCTAGAAGAAGTGTTTGAAGACAGAGGGAGAAAGCTAGACGCTATCATAGCCGCGCTTGACGAGATGAAAACCGAGCAAACGCGCTACAAGGGCTTTATCGGTGGTATCGTCTTTACTGTTGGCGCACTGTTCTCTTTCATCGCTTGGTGGACGAGTAAATAATGGAATTCCTACAGTTTGCCTCGGACGTAGGGTTTCCTATTGCGGCGGCGACTGGCGGAATGTATTTTGTCTACTTGACGCAGAAATTTCTGCTTGATAGTGTGCTTGAGAAGATTAAAAGTCTGATTGGCATTATCAAGCAGTTAGATAAACGTGTTACGGCTATGTCGCATGACATCGTTAGAATTGATGAATTAGCGTCAACGGCGCTTGAAATACCGCAAGAGAAACCTAAGCCCCCGTCAGTGGAGCGAAAAGACTAATGGATGCCGATGCTATCGCTAAATATATTAACCAGTATGGATTCCCAATTATCGCTGCTGGTGGCATGGGCTATATTGTCTACTTTGTCTGGCTTTGGGCAACCACCGTCGTAAAGCCTATCCTGCAAGAAGCCACAGACGCGCTAATCGAGCTAATCGACCAAGTGCGGGTGCTAGATAACGACATGATAAGACTGACGCAAAAACTGACCACTATTCTATTGCTACGGGGGAAGAAATGAAGATAGGTGAAAAAGGGTTAGCCCTGATTAAAGAATTTGAAGGCTGTAAACTGCAAAGCTATAAATGCCCGGCAGGTGTTTGGACGATTGGCATAGGCTCAACGCGCTACGCTGATGGAACGCCCGTAAAAGCTAAACAGGCACTGCCGGGAGAAGCAGCGGCTATGCAGCTACTAGCGCATACG